CGAGGAGGGGACGGGCGGGAGTCTAACGGCGCTCCTATCCTAGAAAAAATCTCAAAAAACTTTAAAAAAACCTTGACAAAATCCAAAAAATATGATAGAATATAATCACAGAAAGGAAGGTGCAAACCATGAAACAAAAAGAATATAAATTCATTGCGCACATCACATACAAAGACATGAAAACAGAAGATAACATGTTCATCGACTACACAGCGAGCGCACGTTGCAGGGCGAAAAAAGTAGCACAAGGACCGGACGTAGAATCTGTACACCTTTACCGTATTGACAAAACAGAGATTTTTGCATAAAAAAAGAAAACTCCTGGTTGACAACTAGGAGTTTTATTGATACAATACAGACAAAGGGGGAAAGGAAATGCAGACAATCTATGTTGACACATATCCCGGGACACTATTAGGAGCAGAGCACTTCACAGGGAAAGAATTCAGATGCAAAGATGGAACAGAAGAATTTTTGTACTGTCCGAACCTAATAGAAGTGCTCGAAAGAATCAGAAAACGCGTGAACGGACCTGTAATAATCAACAGCGGATACAGAACACCAGAATGGAACACGAAAGTAGGAGGTGCAAAATGTAGTTATCACATAAAAGGAATGGCCGCTGATATAGTGGTCAAAGGACACTCACCGAAAGAAATAGCAAAAATCGCGGACGAAATCATGAAAAACCACGGCGGGGTTATACGCTACACAAATTTCGTTCATATAGACGTTCGCGAAGGATACTACAGAAAGGGGGTATAAGCAAATGGCACTTATAAGTATCAAAGACGTCAAGCAGGCAATCAAAATCATGATGGAAATTCTCGAGAAACTGGACGAAATATACCACGCTCTGCACGACCAGCTGAACGAAAAGGAGTAAAGAAAGATGATTACAAAATCATGGAACGTCAGGGACCAGACCGAAAAAGAGCTGTCTGAACTTCTGAGGAAAAAATATACAGAAATCGAGAAAGATTACAATCTCCTGAAAAAAATAGAAAACATTGAAACCGCAAAGAAAATGATTGATGAAATCTGGCATTGCAAAAATTTTGCCAACGCAATCGAGCTGGAGCTGATAAGGAGAGGGTTCTATAATGGCACGACATCGTAAAGTCATGCGCAGCAGCAAAGACAGGCGCATGTTCAACGTAACCGCCCGGAAAACAAAAAGCATCAATTTAAGTCAGAAACCGATGAGAGGAGGAATCAGATTGTAACACTCCTCACAACAGCAGCGATTTTAATCGCGATTAAAATTTTCACGAAATGAGGGAAAAAAAATGATTCACAGCTACTACGGTATCTACGACAACGTAGCAAAATGCTACGCATGGGTAGGCGAAAGCAAAAACAACGAGACGTTTGCACGGATGTGCAACGTAATGCAGAAGGACAAGAACACGTTCATCGGGCAGTCCCCGACCGATTACGTGGGCTACAAGCTGGCACAGTTTGAAGACGAAACCGGTGCATTCCAGAACGACAAGGAAAAGACATGGGAGGGTCAGCCGCATGAATAAAAAATATGAAGAGGGGCGCACGCCCCTCTTTTCTTCATCAGGTGAAACCCAGCGTAAGCAGTATGTGTGGGCAAAAGACAAAGGAGGCAAAGAATACCTTCAGGAAACCGAAAGCATAGACATCCAGGGCGAGATTGAGAGCTATGCGGATGAATGTGATATCAAAAACATAGTCCGAAAAGCATCTTTTGACCCTCAGTTTATGCAGAGTCTTTCACAGGGAGCACTGGATGGCACAGAGGTCGATATTACGGAATGGCCGCAAAACATTCACGAATATCACAGGATGATCGCAACAGCACAGGCAAACGCGCTGGCACTGCAGGAAATGCAGGAAAAAGGACCGGAGAAAGTGCCGGAGAAAGTGCCGGAGGAAGGAAAAGTGAAGAATGAACAGAAATAATGAGAGACATTTCAACCAAATTCCGCAGATGAAAGCAAGCCGAACACGGTTCAATCGAGACCAAACGATTCTGACCACGTTTGACGCAGGAAAACTGATTCCTTTTTTCGTGGATGAAGTCCTTCCGGGTGATACGTTCAGCATTGACACGCTGGCTATCATCCGCATGACAACTCCCAAATATCCGGTAATGGACGATAGTTTTATTGATTTTTATTACTTCTTCTGCCCTAACCGAATCTTATGGGATAACTTCAAACATTTCATGGGTGAAGTGGAAGAAACACCGTGGATGCCGGAAAAGAATTATGCGGTCCCGCAAATCGAAATCAGCGGAACAGAAGAAAATCCTGCACCGAATGAAAAGTCCATTTTGGACTACATGGGCGTACCGACAAAGGTAAAAAAGTCATTCAGTATCAACGCACTGCCTATCAGAGCATATGTAAAAATCTGGAATGAATTTTTCAGAGACGAAAACGTGGACAACGCAGCGGTCCTGAAAACTGACGACGCAAATGTGAAATACACCATGAGCACCGGCGAAGAAGATACAATGGATAAAGAGCTGAAGGAAGCGGTAACAGGCGGCAATCTTTTGCCGGTAAACAAGTTTCATGACTATTTCACATCTTGTTTGCCTTATCCTCAGCGTGGGCCGGATGTAACAGTACCAACGGCAGGAACCGCACCTGTAAGACTTTACAGTAGCCCGACAGAAAACAGATTGAGCACAGCTGCAATCGGATATTTCAGTTCAACATCATCAGATCCGGGAACAAACGCATCAATCGGAGTAAACGAAAATGGAAACCCCGTGAAAATCGACTATTCAAACGAACCCGTAGGAACGGAATTTACTAACGGCGGCTGGCTCAGAACAGACTTGTCAGAAGCAACAAGCGCAACCATCAACCAACTGCGGCAGGCAATCAGCGTACAGCAGTACTACGAAGCGCTGGCAAGAGGCGGCTCCAGATATCGCGAGCAGGTGCAGGCAATTTGGAATGTTATCATTTCGGATAAAACAGTGCAGGTGCCCGAATATCTGGGAGGTGGACGCTATCATGTGAATATTAACCAAATCGTGCAGACCAGCGGTCAGCAGACAAGCAACGACACTCCTATTGGTGAAACAGGCGCAATGTCCATTACACCTATCAACGAAAGTTCTTTCACAAAGAGCTTTGAAGAACACGGATTTGTGATTGGTGTTGCATGTGTGAGACACAATCGCAGCTATCAGCAGGGACTCGAACGCTTTTGGAGCAGAAAGGACAGGCTGGACTATTACGTGCCGCAGTTTGCAAACCTGGGCGAGCAGCCGGTGAAAAAGAAGGAAATCATGCTCACAGGTGATAAGACAGACGAAGAGACATTTGGCTATCAGGAAGCGTGGGCAGACTACCGAATGAAGCCCAACCGTGTAAGCGGTCTTATGAGAAGCAACGCAGAAGGTACGTTGGACTTCTGGCACTATGCTGATAACTATAAAAAAGTTCCTACATTGTCGCAAGAATGGATGGCAGAGGGCAAAGCGGAAATTGCAAGAACGCTGATTGAACAGAATGAGCCGCAGTTTTTCGGAGCAATCCGTGTAGCAAACAAAACCACGCGCAGAATGCCGCTTTACAGCGTGCCGGGACTGTATAAGTTGTAAGAAAGGAGGATGCCGGGAGAAATCCCGGCTATTTTTAAATGTCACTGTTAGGAACATTAGCAACAGTCGGAAACATTGCGGGAACAATAGGAAGTGTAGCAAATGCAGTAGGTTCACTGGGAAGCGCGTTCGGAGCATGGGGTCAGGTAGGACAGAGCCAAAGTCAGGGAGGAAGCACACAGCAGGGCGGCGGAAACAGCCAGAGCATGAGCAAATCCGGAACCAATGACGAACAGGTTATGGAGTACCTGAAAGGAGCATACCAGTACCAGAACGCAGAAGGAGCACGACAAAGCCAGTTCAACCAGAAGTCAATGCTGGAGCAAATGGGATACAATACCTTGGGCGCAATAATGCAGGGCGTATATAACCACATCGAAAACGCAACAGCAATGAATTTCAACAGCACGGAAGCCATGAAAAACAGAGAATGGCAGGAGCACATGTCTAACACAGCGTATCAGAGGGCGGTAGAGGACATGAAAAAAGCAGGGCTTAATCCTATACTGGCATTCCAGAACGGCGGCGCAAGCACGCCGGGAGGAAGCGCAGGAACGATTTCAGGCGCAAGCATGGGTGCACCATCGGCAAGTCCACTGGGAGTAAGCAGGGCATCCGGTTTCGTGCCTAACTCCTATTCAAGCGAAAGCTGGTCAAAAAGTGATTGGTACAACGCTGCACAGAGCTGGAACCAAATGTTAAGCAGTACAGGAATGACGCCGTTAGGATTACAAAAAACATTGTCTGAAATCGGAAAGGGCACCGGAGAAGTAGTTGAAAAAGCAGTAAGAGGAGCAGGCAGAGAAGGAAAAAAATCTCTGGAGCTGAGCAAAAAAACAGGAATGAATCCGCTGGCAGCAGGAGCATTAAGAGCAGGATTGAAAGCAGGCGTAAAATTAAGAGGAGGTAAATAAAAGGTGAGCTGTTATAACCCGTTAATTCGGATATACAGCCCAAACGATAAAGAAATTACCGGGCAAGTGTATTCACTTGCCCGGTTTTCTCAAAGAATGGGCAAGAAACTAAAATATGAAGATTTGATGTATAACCCGCGAGTCATGTTAATACCATGCGGGCAATGCATCGGATGCAGAATCCAGCAAAGAGAAGATTGGACAACAAGAATAGAGCTAGAAGCTAGACAATGGCCGAAAGAACAGGTCTGGTTTATCACGCTGACATATGACGATGACCATGTTCCGGGAATGATTCTCAGAACAGGCGAGTTATTAAGAAAAGTACAATATGTATGGAAGCCGGGCGAAAAATCACCGGAAAGTGTACAAACACTACTATACACAGACGTACAAAAATTCTTAAAAAGGCTCAGAAAAGCGTACAAGAAGAAGTTGAGATTCTTCTGTGCGGGAGAATATGGAGAGCAGACAGCAAGGCCACACTACCACATGATACTATACGGATGGGAACCAACAGACTTAAAACAGCTGTATAAAATCCATCATAACGGATACTATACAAGTGAATGGCTGGAAAAGCTATGGGGAAACGGCCAAATCCAAATCGCACAAGCAGTACCAGAAACATATAGATATGTTGCAGGGTACGTCACAAAGAAAATGTACGAAATTGACGGCCAGAAAGCAAACGTCTATTACAAACTAGGCCAGCAAAAACCATTTGCATGCATGTCACTTAAACCGGGGCTAGGTGATTCTTACTATCAAGAGCACAAAGAAGAAATATGGCGGCAAGGGTATATACAGTGCACCAACGGAAAGCAAGCGCAGATACCGCGATATTACGAAAAAATGATGGAAAAGGAAAACGCAAAAAGACTGTGGAGAATCAAGCAGAACAGACAAAGAAAGGCCATAGAGCAAAAAAGATTACAGCTGGAAGGGCAAAACTACAAAACGCAGCTGGAAACAAAAGAACGTGTGACCAAAAAACAGATGAAAAAACGTGGCGTGCTCTAATTGGTGTCACTAAGCCCAGTACCTATCAAGTAGAGTACTGGGCTTTATTACGCGCGCACACGCGCACGCGTAGACGCGCGCACACGCGCACGCGTAATATTATATAACTTGTTGTAGCCGTAGTAGTAGAGTACGTTGAAAAGTTGAAAACAGATAAATTTAAACGTTAAGACGTTAGAAAAAGGCAAAAACAAACGTTGAAAGATTTGTTGAAAACTTGTTAAAATGTTGAAACACTATGTTGTGCTAAAGTTTAACAATGTTAAAATGTTGAAAAGTCTGTGGAAACTGTTGAAAGAACGGCCAATAAAGCAGGGTGAGCGATGGCGGTAAAGTCTGACGGACCGCGCCGACAGTCTGACCGGCAAGCCGGTCTTATCAAAGTGAGCGCCTGCGGGCGGGAGTCTAACGGCGCTCCTATCCTAGAAAAAATCTCAAAAAACTTTAA